CCGCCAGCATCGTGCTCTACGTCGGGAAGAGCGGCACGCCGACTGACAACCTGTTGGTGGAAATCAAAGATTCGCTGACCGGGTCAGTGCTGGCGAGCGGCTCCGTCGCCTGCTCATCACTCACGACGAATTTCCCGAACCTGGCTGAGCCCACGACGGTGAGCCTGGGAAGCTGGACGACCAGCCTGGTCGCCGCAACAACCTACTACATTGTCCTCCGTCGAAGTGGGGCTCGTGATACGAGTAACTACCCCCGCTGGGGCAACGGGGCGCTCGTCTCGGGCACGGGCACCGCGCATACCAAAGCAAGCGGCTCCTGGTCAGCAGTGACGGATGGGGAGAACGCCTACCGCTTTCCGGATGCGACCGTCCGTGCGACCTATGGCCTCTCGATCAACAAGATCACCAATGCCATTGGCGTCCTCTACGACGACGGCGGGACGGTCAAGTACGACGAGTACGCGCTGGCCGGCGGCAATGTGACCGTCACCCCCGGCGTCGTCGCGCTGACCGCAAGCCTCCTGGCTCCCACGCTTCGGGTGCGACCACTGCCGGCCGTCGTTGCGCTGAGTACCACGGTGCTTGCGCCAACCCTCCGCCTGCGTGCCAAACCCGGCGCGGTCTCGAGCACGCTGGCCGTCCAGCAGCCCACGCCCCGCCTGCGCACGTTTCCGTCTGCCGTCTCGCTCGCCGCTACGGCCCATGACCCCACGGCCCGGAACGTCAAGACGGTCACGCACACGACGGTGACGGCCAGCTTGACAGCGCTGACTCCCGCGCCGCGCCTGCGGACCTTCCCGGGCGCCGTCAGTCTGACGGCCAGTGCGCAGCACCCCACGGCGCGACTCCGTGCGCTGCCGTCTGCGACGAGCCTCACGCTGGCAGCACAGACGCCAACGGCCGCCCTGCGTGTCTTGCCAGGCTTCGCGGCGCTCGCGCTGACGGCCTACGACGCGACGGCCAACATTGCCGGCGGTAATGTGACGGTCACGCCTTCGGCGGTCAGCCTAGCGCTCGCGTTGCTGAGTCAGACCATCCGACTCCGGGCGCTGCCGGGCGCAGTAAACACCAGCTTGGTGGCGCTGAGCCCGACGCCGCGGCTGCGCGTGCTTCCCGAGGCCACAGGGCTCGGCCTGGCCGTTCAGTCGCCGCGCATGCAAGCGCGAGTGTTGCCGGCCGTCGTGCCGCTCGTCTTCGCGGCCAACAGTCCGGTCGCGCAGCTCCGAGTCTTCCCGGCCGTCGTCCCGCTCGTGCTGGCCGCCTATGACCCGGCGGCTGCAACCGAGGGCGAGGTTATCGTAACGCCAGCGAGCGTGGCACTGGCCTTGGCAGCCCTTACCCCTGCCGCTCGTCTGCGGACCTTCCCTGGCAGCGTCTCCCTCGGCCTGACCGCGCAGGATGCTGAGGCGGCATTGGCGGTCACAACTTCGGCCGTGGCGCTCATGCTGGCACTCCAACCGCCCGCGTTAAGCCTGCGGGTCTCGCCGGCCACGTTGGCGCTGGTGCTGGCGCTTCAGCATGCCACCCCAGCCATACAGACCCATCCCGGGACGCTGGCGCTCACGCTCGCGGTTCTGGCGGCCTCGATCAACGGGGTCGCGCTCGATACCGGCACGGTCGGACTCGGTAACGGTGGTATCGGCTCCGCCCTCGTTGGGAGTGGTCTTCTGGTCACGGTCGGCGTGGGGGGCGGGAGCCGCCAGACGGTGGAGGTCGGCTAGTGCGGGTCCATGACGTAGGCGACTACATCTACATCGGCAACCACTCGAGCCTGACCGATGACAACGGCGTCCAGCTCGCCCCGTTCCGCAATAGCGCCGGCGTGGCGACCGACCCGACGACCGTCACCATCCTGATCGAGGACGGGGCGGGCGTGACGACCGCGTATACCTGGCCGACTGGCTCGCCCGCGGTGTCCAAGGAAGCGACCGGCCGCTTCTATGTCGCGCGGACCCCGACCGCGGCCGAAGCCGGCTTCTGGTACTTCCGCCTGGCCGGGACCGGCGCCGTCCAGACGGCCGAGCAGGGACGGCTCTTTGTGCGCGAGCAGCGGCCAGCCTCACCATGATTGCTGTCTACGGCCACTCTCAGAACCGCTTGGTTCTGCGTCTCGGGAACGTCGTGCTGAAACTCGCCCGCTCTCTGCACGGCCTGGTCTGCAACCTGACCGAGGCCGGTATCTGGCGACGAGTCTCCGAGACCGACCTTGCCGCCTACTTCGTGCCGGTCCGCTGGACCAATGGCCTCGTGCTGGTGATGCCCTACGCCGGACTGACGCTCTCAGACTGGCCCGAAGTCTCTGACGACGTCCACCGCGCGGCAGCTTGCTACGGCGTGATGGACCGCTCACCGCGGAACGTGGCCGCGAACTGGCAGGGCCGACAAGCGCTGCTCGACTACGGCCTGACGCCGATCCGCTGTCAACTGTTCTGTCCCGCCTATGGGGCGCAGGCGTGTTGTTTCGCGTGGATTGACGGGCACTGGCGTGACCCGATGGAAGGAGTAAAGGAGTGGGTGACATGACGATCGAACGTACGCTCGTGATCGTGGTTCTGGTGGTGCTGGTAGTTTGGCTCGTGAGTCGGGTGCTGTAGGCGAGAAAACGCCTAGAAAACGCCATGCCAAATCCCAACATCGCTGAGGCAGGGAAAGCCTACCGTTTCAAGCCCGGCAACCCCGGAGGTGGCCGCAAGCCCGATCCCTGGAAGGCGGCGATTGAGGCCACGATGACCGAGGATGACCGCCGCCAGATCATCATGGTTGCGATGAGCCAGGCCAAGGCTGGCGATGCGGTCGCCCGGCAGTGGCTGGCGGATCGTGAGGGCGGCAAGGCGGTCGCCCGCCAGGAGCAGGGCGAGCCCGGTGAGTTCGACCGGCTCCAGGTCAAGTTGAAGGTGGTTGATGCTCCGCACCGCGCGGGCTGAGCTCCAGATCGGGCGCCAGCAACTGGCCTTCATCCAGGGGCAGGCGCCCTATGAGCTGTTTCTCGGCGGCATCGGCGCGGGGAAGTCGTTTGCCGGGGCAATCAAGGCGCTCGAGCACATTCGACCCGGCACGCTCGGCATGGTGACCGCTCCCTCGTTCCGGATGCTGCGCGATGCCACCTGGCGAACCTGCTTGGAGGTCTGGCGGGACCGTCTCAACCTCGTCACGGCCGTCCTACGCGGCGACGAGCTGCGGATGGAGCTAGCGACCGGCGCGGAGGTCATTTTCCGTTCGGCTGAAGACCCTGAGCACCTCCGGGGTCCCAACCTCTCCTGGTTCTGGGTTGACGAGGGGGCGTTGTGCAAAGAAGAGGTGTGGCCAATCCTTATTGGCCGTTTGCGGCAGCACGGGCGCGCCGGCCGCGGCTGGGTGACCACCACCCCGAAGGGCGCTAACTGGGTGCATAAGGTCTTTGTGGATCAAGCCACCGAAGAGACCGCCCTCTACCGCGCATCAACGGCAGCTAATCCGTTCCTGCCGTCGTCGTTCGTCCAGAGCCTCGAAAGTCAGTACACCCGTCGGCTCGCCCGTCAGGAACTGGAGGCCGAATTTCTCACCGACGTGCCGGGCGCTCTCTGGACTGGGGCCATGTTCGAGCCGCGGTTGCCAGTTCAGGACCTTCGCCGAACCGTGGTGGCGATCGATCCGGCAGTGACTTCAGGAGAGGCGTCCGATGAGACGGGCATCGTGGTTGCTGGTGTGGGCGTGGACGGTCGTGGGTACGTGTTGGCTGATCGCTCTTGCCGTCTCAGCCCTGATGGCTGGGCACGTCGTGCTGTCGCTGCTTATCACGAGTTTTCTGCTGACCGTATTGTGGCCGAGGCCAACAACGGCGGCGAGATGGTCGCCCTCACACTGCGAACTGTCGACCCGGTCCTGCCGGTGAAGATCGTCCATGCCTCGAAGGCGAAGCGCGCCAGAGCTGAGCCGGTGGCGGCGCTCTATGAGCAGGGACGGGTGAGTCACGTCCCTGGCGACTTCGACGCACTGATCGACCAGTGTACGACCTGGACACCGGAGAGCGGGCAGAGCCCCGACCGTCTGGATGCCCTGGTCTGGGCACTCACCGAGCTCATGCTGACCGAAACGGTTGCCCACGTCTACTAGGAGGTCACGTATGGACTGGGAGCGTTACGAGACCAACTGCCCGCGCTGCTTCGAGCCGCCGAGCCACCGGGCGCGGACGCTGCGCGGCTACCTCTACAAGTGCCGTCACGAGCACGTCTTCGAGCAGTCGCCCCTGACTGAACCCGAGGCCAAGGACGACCCACGGGCGCCTTTCATGAAGCGGACGCTGGTGCCATGAACCCACTCAAGCCCGTTTGGGATTACCTCCGCGGCGAAGACCTCAAGGTTAAGACGCTGCCCGCCGTCCCGGAGCAGCGCCTCTACCAGTACGACTACGGTTTCCCCGCTACGCCGCTCAAGTACGGCATGCTCATTCACGGGCCGGGCGCCTCGGACCTGCTGGCCGGTGAGTGGGGCGCGGACGGCAACTCGGCCGTCTTCGCCTGCCTGACGGCGCTCTCCAGCTCCTTCATCGAGGCCCCGTTGCGGGTCTACCAGACGACTGCCGAGGGCGAGCGCGACTGGTTGCCGAATCACCCGTTGCAGGGGCTACTCGATGAGCCGAACCCGGACCTGACGGCCGAGGAGCTCTGGTGGTGGGTCCAGTGGGCGCTCCACTGCGACGGCAACGCCTACCTGCGCAAGATCCGCGCGGGCGATGCCTTCAGCGGCAACGTCGTCCGACTCTGGCCGCTCTCGCCGCGTGAGTGCGAGCCGATGACCCGCCGTAATTCGGGCGAGTTCATCTCCTTCTATCGCCGCGACCTCGGCTCTGGCCACTACGAGGACCTCCCGCCGGAGAACATCGTCCACCTGCGGCTCGGGATCGACGACCGCGACAAGCGCAAGGGGATCTCGCCGATCAAACGCCTCTTGCGGTTGGTCGCCTCCGACGACGAGGCCACCCGCTTCGCCAACACCCTGCTCGGCAACTTCGCGGTGCCGGGCCTTGTCATCACCACGCCGCAGGGCGTCCAGATGGACAAGGCCGCGGCTGAGGCGCTCCGCGACCGCTTGCAGGGTCGCTACGGCGAGGCTGGCCGCGGCTTGACGGCCGTCCTCGATAACGGCGCCACGGCCGAGCAGCTCGGTTGGAGCCCGGAGCAGTTGAACCTGAAGGTGCTGCACCAGATTCCCGAGACCCGGATCTGCGCGGTCATGCGCGTGCCGCCCGCCGTGGCCGGCGTCTCGGTTGGCCTGGAGCAGACCAGTAATTACGCCAGCTTCCGGGAAGTCCGCGAGATGTTCACCGAGCAGACGCTCGCGCCCTTGTGGACGATGAGCGCAGCCACGCTCAACCGTCGTCTCAAGCCTGATTTCGAGAGCGATCGGAACGTACTGGTAGCGCACGACCTGTCCAGCGTGCGGGCGTTGCAGGAGGACGCCAACGCCAAGTTCGTCCGCACCAACCTGATCCACGCGGGCGGGATTCTCACCACCAACGAGGCCAGGGCGCTGCTGGGCTATGACCCGATTGAGGGCGGCGACGTACTCAAGGGCGAAGACGAGGCCTCCGGCGGCCCCGGCAGCCAGGGCGACTTGACCCCAAACCTGCAAGTGGTGAAAGCCCTGGCCGAGCGCAAGGCATTCCGCAAGGAGGACTTACCGGCGGTCTATGCCGCGATGCTCGACTTAGCCGCGCCGGCGTTTCAGCGCGACCTAGAAGGGTACTTCGACCGGCAACGGAAAACCGTGAAGCGGCGCTTAGTGAGTGGGGGCGGGTAATGCTAGGGCCGAGGAATATCTTTGTCCCCTTGCGACCGGAGCACGCAGACCTACTCTTTGTGATGAGTCAGCGTGAGTTTCGGCACCCCAAAGAGCAGGCCCAGATGCTCCTGGCGAAGGCACTCGAAAAGGAAGCAACTGAGGACGACCGAACGAAAGCGGCTGAGCGAAAAGCATGGCGAGAACAAGTCATATCGGATGAATCAATAGCAGATGCCATTGAGGATGAGACCTAAACCCTTGCTCGAAGTTAAAGACGACGACATCACCGCCAGCCTCTACGACCCGGATGAGGAGCAGGCCCGGCTGCTCCTACTCTTCGATGACCGCTACCTCGGGATGCTGCAAGCCGTTCACGAGGCCACCGCCGAAGCGCTCGACCTGGAGGACTTCCGTCTGGACGACTCGGCTGCCCGCCGCATCCTGCTCGAGGCCGCTAGCCGCGTCGTGCGGATTGACGAGACGACCCGCAAGGCTATCGCTGAGCGCTTGCAGCAGGGGCAGATGCTCGGGCTCTCGAATTGGGAGCTGGCCAATGGCGCGCCGGACAAGGGCTACGCCGGCATCGAGGGGCTGTTCCGGGAGACCTGGAAAGGCCGGGCGGAGACGGTCGCCAGGACTGAACTGGCCCATGCCCAACTTCGGAGCGCCGTCGACCGCTACCAGGCCTCGGGGCTGGTGCAGGAGGTCCAGCTCATTGACGGCGACTATGACGAGACCTGCCAGGGGCGGAACGGCAAGCGGGTCGCGCTCTCTCAGGTGCCGGGGCTGGCGCATCCGAATTGCACGCTGATCGTAGTGCCGTTGTTGCGGGATGAGGTGCTGGGATGAAGGACAAGAAGACGTACCAGTTGAAGGCTGATTTGCCGGACATGAGTGTCTCTGACTTCGGAGACCTTCCGCCCACGCAGTTCGACTTGACGATTGACTGGGATGCACCGCGGCCCGCTGCTGCTTGCACGTCGCTGCCGTGTTTCGTCTGCGGTGGCTGCTACGTCTGTAAGGACTTCCACACCTATACGGGGCGAGGATGCACGGACGAGACGTGTCCGGCCCTAAAGGATCGCAATTGACCCTCCACGGCCCCCGCGTCCTGGCCCTGATTGGCGACTACGACGGCTGCTCTTGGTGGCGCGTCTCGCGGCCGTTCGAGCGGCTGGCCGAGCAGGGCTACTTTGCGGCCTACGCCAACAAGGACGAGCCGGGCCTGGAGCGGATCGCGCACCTCTACGACGCGGTGCTCCTGCCGCGGCTGTCCTGGTCCGACCACCGCATCGGGGAGCGCTTCATCGGGGCGCTCCACCGCGCCGGCCTCTGCGTCATCTACGAAGTGGACGACGATCTGTTTTCGGAGCACGTCAATGCCCGACTCAAGCAAACCACGATGCCTGGCGAGTTGCCATCTGACCTGGAACGGAAGCGCCTTGATCGTCTCGCGGCCCTGCGGCTGTGTGATGGTGTTACCGTTTCGTCGCGGCGACTCCAGACGGTCACGGCTGGACTCGTGGATGCCCCGGTCGTTTGTGTGCCCAACGCCATCGACACCCGCTGGTGGCGAGACGCAGTGCGCGGCGCACCGCGCTACTTCCCCGGTCTGACCATCGGCTGGGCCGGCGGCGCGCGGCCAGATGCCGACCTGCTCACGGTGGCCGAGGCCTGGGGCAGGATTGCCCGCCGCTACCCCGACGTGACCTTCATCAGTCTCGGCTATCAGCCCGCGATCCTCTCCGAATACGTGCCGGAGGCTCGTCTGCGCCGTATCCCCTGGCAGCCGCTCGCGGCCTTGCCGCAGGCACTCAAACAGATCGACCTAGCCTGCTGTTCGGTCGTGGATGCGCCCTTCAACCGTTGTAAGACGCCGATCAAGGTCTGGGAGGCCACCCTCAGTGGCTCGGCCGTAGTCGCCACCCCGACACTCTACCGCCAGGCCGTCACTGACGGCGTTGACGGACTCCTGGCCGAGACAGCCGACGAGTGGGAGGCGGCGCTGGTGCGGCTCATCGACTCGCCCGAAGAGCGGCGCAGGCTCCGCAAGGCCCAGCGAAGGCGGGTCGCCACCGAGCACAGCTTGGACAATAATCTCTGGCGCTGGCCGGCCGCCTGGACGCAGATCATCAACGACTTCCGGGCCAAACAGCGGCAGCCACGGTTGTACCTGCCGGTGGGGGCGTAGATGCCCGCCGACACGCGCCGACCGCAGCAGGAGCAGCCCGGACCAATGCGCCCGGTCAAGTGCCAGAACAAGCGCTGTAACAACGCGCGGCCGATTGGCTACGAGATGCTTGGGCCTGGCTCGATTGCTTCCTACCCTTGCCGGCACTGCGGGACCAAGACCGTCATTATCGGCAAGAACTGGCCGCACTGGGCCTGAGGAGCGGACGATGGATGACCGAGCCGAATTGCTGGAGATTCAGCGCGACCTGACTGAGGCGGCGCGCGAGGGGTACGCCAACGCGCAAGTGGCCCGGGAACAGGCAACGCGAGCGCTGGATCTGGCCGAGGTCGAGTACCACGAGGCAATTCAGGCAAGCATCTCGGCGGGCGCGCGACTCGCCCGAGCTCGAGCGGCGCAGCAACGAGCGTTCGAGGTTTGTGCGACTGCGGAGCGCGACCTGGAGCGTATCGAGAGCATGCTCGCTGGGGCCGAAGACGCGCTACGGCGTCTGCAGGATGACGTTGCTGTTTGACAAACAGCAACCCATCACGCATACTTAGCGTAATCTAGAAGGCCCCACCTCGGCGCACGACGCGTCGTAATCAGGGCCCAGCGACAAGCTCCTTCAGGAGCCATCGGCGCTGGGCCTTTTTGTGTGCCCAGCACGAGGCTGGGAGTGTCTGGAACCGAACAAAAAAGCGTCCCTTTTGAGCTTGCCGAGCTCAAGGCCAGCAGCGATGGCGGCTGGGAAATTTGGGGCTTCGCCTCAACCTACGGCGGCAACCCTGATTCCTATGGCGACGTGGTCGTGCATGGGGCATTCAGGGAAAGCCTCGGCAAGCGTAAGACCAAACTTCTTTACCAGCATCAGGAGCCCATCGGCAGAGAGCTTGAACTCCGTGAGGAGAAGCACGGGCTCTATGGTGGGTGGCGGATTAGCGCGACCCGTGCCGGCACCGATGCCCGCACGCTCGCAATGGACGGCGTCCTCGACAGTCTGAGCATCGGTTTTCGGACGCTCGAGGACGAGTACCGCGACGATGGCGTTCGGCTACTGAAACAAGCCGAACTCTACGAAGTCTCCATTGTCGCCTTCCCTGCCAACGAGAACGCCCGCATTACGTCGGTGAAAACCGACGTGCCGTTCAAGGCGCTCTTGGAGCAAGTTACGCCCTTCTACAAGGACATTCCCCGAGCGGTGGAAGCCCTCTGGGAACGCCGCGCAACAGAGAGGCGAGAGCCGACTGAAGCGCATGTGCTCGCGCTCGACGAGGCCATTGCGGAGGCGGAAGCCTACACAGCTCGGCTCAAGCGACTGCGCGAACCCGCGGCCCAGGTGAGAGCCGGCGCGGACCTGTCTGCCCGCCTTCGTCATGCCCGCTGGGAGCTGTCCCAGGGCATGGCGGCCCGCCGCAAGCGTCTCGCTGCCGTGGGCATCTTGGAGTCTGTGTCGTGAGCGTCACCCTAGAACTTACCGAGTCCGAACTCCGTTCGGAGATCAAGCGCACCTTTGAAGCCGCCGAGGCCATTGAGCGCAAGTACCCCGATGGCCCGATCACCAACCAGGAGGACGAGACCGAGGTCAAACGGCTCCTGGAGTTCACCGACGAGCTAGAGGCCAAGCTGGCCCTGGTCGAGGATGCCAAGTCCCGCCGCATGCGGATCAACGACCGCATCGACCACTACAGCCGTCCGGCTGAGGACATGGTCCACCGCGACGGCGCGAGTGCGGACCGCGGTCTGCTCTCGCCGGGCGACCAGTTCATCCGTCACGCCAACTACCGCCACGTCGTCAACTCCGGCCTGCTCAACTCGAAGCTCAACCGGATCGAGCTGCTGGTGGACCTGAAGGACGGTACCTCGCTCATCGAGTGGAAGTCACTCATGACCAAGGCGCTGGTCTATTCGGGCTCGGCGGTCGGCGGCTCGTTCGTCCAGAACGATCTGCGGCCCGGCTCGCTCGACATCCTCCAGCGCGAGCTGAACCTGCTCGATCTCTTGCCGCGGCTGGCGACCGACTCGGACATGATCGAGTACGTCCGCGAGGACACCTTCACCAACAACGCCGCGATGGTCGCCGAGGCCACCGCGACGACCGGCACCTCGGGCCTCAAGCCCGAATCCGTGCTGGCCTTCTCGGCCCAGACCAGCCCGGTCCGGACGCTGGCGCACTGGATTCCGGTCACCAACCGGATGCTGGCCGATGCCCCAGCCATCCGCGGGATTATCAACTCGCGACTGCTGCTAGGCCTGGCGCTGGAGCTGGAAGACCAGATCATCGACGGTGACGGGACCGGCGAGAACTTCACCGGCATCCTGCGCACCACTGGCATCAACATCCAGGGTCTCGGCACCGACAGCATTCAGGACGCCATCTTCAAGGCCCGTACCCAGGTCCGGGTCACTGGCAAGGCCCGCCCCACGGCGGTCGTGCTGCACCCGAACGACTGGCAAGCGGTCCGCCTGGCCCGCGAGAACGTCGCCACCGGCACGCTCGGCGGCTACCTCTTCGGCCCGCCCAGCCAGGGCGGCGCGGTCACCATCTGGGGCCTGCCGGTGGTCGAGTCCGAGGGCATCCCCGAGAACACCGGCCTGGTCGGTGACTTCGGGATGGGCGCCACGCTCTTCGACCGCGAGCAGTCCGCGATCCGTGTGGGCCTGATCGACGATCAGTTCGTGCGGAATATGCAGACGATTCTAGCGGAGCTTCGTGCAGCTTTTGTCGTTTGGAGGCCAACTGCTTTCGCGAAGGTGACGGGCATCTAGCCAACGTCACTGGGGTTTAGCGGGCGGGCTGGTTGTCCAGCCCGCCCAATCCTGAAAGGAGGCGGTATGGGCAGAGCACAAGGCCGCTACACCTACGTCAACGTCGCGGTGCCGAGCGATGACGGCACGGCTGCCGACACGGCTGAAGAGGCCGTCGAGCGGGTGGCCGAGACCGAGCCAACCCAGGAGCCACAGCGCGAGGACGTGCAGGCTGACGAAGGCGCGAAGCTGCCGAGCCTGCCGACCAAGCCACAGCGCGTGAGCGCGCCGAAGCGGTGACGGTGCCACTCTACGAAGTCGGCAAGACCGGGCTGCGCATTCTACGGCGGGACAAGACTGTTATCACCTACCCGCCCGGCCACTTCGTCTTTTTCAAGCAGTTGCCGGCACGGTTCGAGGGGGAGTTGACCAGAGTGCGGATCGACCCCAAGCACGGCCAGTACGAGAACAAAGCGCTCCAGCCAGCGGAGAACAAAGATGCCGCGCCACGCGGGCGTAAAGAACGGACGCCTCCGCCAGAGCAGCCGATCGTCATGGTTCCGGAAGACGAAGACGACGATGCGCCGAAGCAGGGCGACGGCCTGGGGGCGCTTGGCGGGTGGGCTGAGGACTGATGCCGAACTCCTACGCCAGCCTGGGCGAGCTCAAGAGCCTGCTCGGAGTTGCTGATGCTGACGCGGACAATGATGCCGACTTCGAGCGGGCACTAAACGCCGCTGCGGCCTGGATCGACACCTACTGCAACCGTCGTTTCTCGGTCGATGCGGCGGACGTGACCAAGTATTTCTACACCAATGACGTGGAGTTGTTGGAAATCGAAGACCTCCAGACGATTACTACGCTGCACGTCGATAGCCACGGCGACCGCACCTACAGCACCAGCCTGGCCGCGACCGACTACGAGTTGCTGCCGCTCGACGGCCCGCCCTACCAGCAGGTCAAGATCTGGCCGACCTCCAGCAAGTCCTTCAGTTCGGGGCGCCGCGTCCGCATCGTCGGCAAATTCGGCTACAGCCCGACCCGTGCCGAGGGCGATGCGCTCCGGCTGGCGAACCTGCTCCTGGCCACTCGCTGGTACAAGCGCCCAAAGGATGCGCCGTATGCGGTTTTGCAGGCGCCGGAGCTTGGCGCCTTCGAGCGGATCGGCAAAAACGATCCGGACGTGTTGCGGCTGCTCGAGCCATTGGTCCGCCAGTCCGGCGCGGTCGGCTCGTGGGTGATGGTGTAGTGCGATGCTGACCGCCGAGCTTCGTGGCGTTGAGCGCTTGCAAGCCGGCCTGCGCCGCGCGCCCAACACGCTCCAGCAGGCCTCGCGGCAGGCGATGGAGGCGAGCCTGCTGCTGGTTGAGGCCGATGCCCGCCGCAACGTCAAGCAGGACACGCGCCGCCTGGCCGGGTCGATCACGCACCGCGTCAGCGGCTCTGGCGACAATCTGACGGGCCGAGTCGGGCCGAGTGCGGCCTATGGCTTCTGGGTTGAGTTCGGCCGGCGGCCAGGCAAGCGCCCGCCGGTGGCGGCACTCCAGGGCTGGGCGCGGCGGCATGGCGTCAACGCCTACGCGCTGGCCCGTGCCATCGGTCGCCGTGGCATCAAGCCCGCCCCGTTTCTGGTGCCGGCTTACCAGAAGAACCGTCGCCGCATTGAGGAGCTGTTCGGCCGCGTCGGGGCGCGGGTGGTGGTCACGATCGCGAGGGGTGGGTAATGGCCACCGCCGCGGAAATCCGGGCTGGCTTCAAGGCCACCATTGACGCCATGCAGACTGGCTTGCGGGTGTTTCCGTACATGGAGCCGAGCCCAACCACGCCGGCGCTCTGTATCGGCTGGTCAGCCTGGGACCC